AGCGCCATCTTCGAGAGCAACATCCGATCGCTGGTCAGCGAGGAGGAGGTCGAGAACCTGCAGTCGCGCAAGCAATGGTCGGACTACTTCGCAGCGATCCTGCCAGACGAATACCTTGCTGCGTGGCCGCGCACCGAGAAGACCGGCCAGCTCGAGATCAAGACCTCGACCTGCAAAGAGATGGCGTCGAAGGCGGGCGGCGAGGGCCCGCTGGCCGAGGTGTTGTTCAGCATCGCCGACCTCACGACCGTCAACCAGTACCTGTCCAATTTCGGGAACAAGCTGATCAACATGGCGCAGCAGGCAAACGACGGCAGGCTGCACCCCAGCTATAACATCGCCCGCGCCGTCACCGGAAGGTTTTCCAGCAGCTCGCCGAACGCGCAGCAGTTCCCGCGCGATCGCGAGCTGCTCGGCGACTTCACGAGCGTCAGGCTGTCGTTCATCGCGCCTCCCGGCAAGCGGCTGGTGTCGCTCGACTACAGCGGCATCGAGCTGAAGGTGCTGGCCCTGCTCGCAGAGGACGACCAGCTCCTGTACGACTGCGTCCACGGCGACCTGCACAGCGAGGTCGGCTCGTACATGGCGGGCTACCGGATCGACAAGAAGACGCCAGAGGGCAAGGAGATCCGGTCGCGCGCGAAGGGCGTGTCCTTCGGCATCATCTACGGGTCGGGGTCGTTGGGCCTGTCGGGCACCCTTCGCACCAGCGTGAGCCGCGCTCAGGAGCTGATCGACTTCTGGGCCGACCGTTACCCCCGAGCTTTCAACCTACGCAACGTGATGATGAACCAAGCCCTCGACGACGGCTACCTCCGCATGGTCGACGGCGGCACGATCTTCCTCGGCAAGAAGCCTGAGCTGCCCAAATGTGCGAACTACCCTGTGCAGCGCGCCGCCCTGTCCGTCATGGCGCGCGCCATCATCCGGCACCGAGCGCGTCTGGAGGAGGCCGCCGATCAGGGGCGTCACCTCGGGACCCGCATGGCCGCGACCATCCACGACGCCCTGATCGACGAGGCCCGAACCGACGACGCGCCGGAGGCGCTGAGCTGGATGAAGGACGATATGGTGCAGGGCTACCTCGACATATTCCCCGGCGCGCCGACCGAGGCTCTGGTCGAGGGCGGCACAGGCCCGAGCTGGGGCGAACTTGAGGACGAGGAGGTATAAGCATGCTGGAGCATATGTTTGATGATGAAGGCAGACCGACGCCTGAATTGTTGCGTGAGCTGTTGAAGTACGATCCTGATACCGGGAAGTTGTTTTGGCTACCGAGAGGCGTGCATCTATTCACAGATGGTCTTCAGTCAGCAGCGCATGCGTGCAAGCGCTGGAACGCCCGAAATGCGGGGAAGGCTGCGCTTACTACGGCCACTCGTCACGGGTATTATTATGGGAGTGTATTTAATACCCACTGTCGTGCTCACAGAGTAATCTGGGCGATAGTGCATGGCGAGTGGCCACAGGACCAAATCGACCACATCAACGGCAACCCCTCAGACAACCGTATCCTCAACCTGCGGTCAGTGACGCACCGTGAAAACCATAAAAATCGCGGGCTCTCAACGCGTAACACAAGCGGCAGGCTCGGCGTGCGCTGGGAAGCGAGCCGGAGCAAGTGGCAGGCAAGAATAGGTGTTGAAGGGCGCGAAAAGTTCTTAGGATCTTTTGATAGTTTTGAGGAGGCGAGCGCCGCACGAAAAGCCGCAGAGGTCAAGTACGGCTTTCACAAAAACCACGGGAGGGGTTGACTGACGCCGATCAGCATCATACATCCTAGGCATCACCACAGGAGGCCCCCATGCCCTTTGATTTTACCACCGCCATCGCCAAATTCGAGCTTGCCAGCGGCACCGACCGCCCGGATCTGGACGGGCTGCGCGCCCGCTATCCTGAGCTAGGCTTCGTCTTCGACCTGCTGGAAGACAAGCTCGACGAGGTCGAGCATGCCGCCATCGCCTACCGCGACGAAAGTCGTGAGCTTGAGCGCGAATACCAGCAGCACATCAACGAGCGGGAGGCGCGTATTCACGACCTGCGCCTGACGCTGGATCAGGTGCGGGTGCTGACCGCAGATGCAGAGATTAACCAGATCATTGAGGACGCATTGTGACCAAACTACTGACAGCACAGATGGATGAGGCCGGGGCCCTGACCGAGCAGCGCGGCAGGGTCTACGGTCATCCACAGGAAGACTTCGAGCGGGTGGCGACCATGACCGCACCGCTCGCAGATTGTCAGGACGTCGTGCTGCGCCACGTCCTGTACATGATCATCGTCAAGATCTGCCGCCTGATCGTGACGCCGACCCACGAGGACAGCTGGCTCGACATCGTCGGCTACGCCCGCACCGCTGCGATGGTGCTTGAGCGCCGCAGCGGCGCGGCGAAAAGGCGTAAGGAAGACCGCAATGCCAGCACATAAGCACGACCACCCGAGCAGCCACGCCGTGGCTCAGCGGTCATACCACCAGCGCCAGCTCGACAGGGGGCTGGTGCGGCTATCGGTGTATGTTCCTGACAGCGAGCGCGACGCCTTCTGGGACGCGGTCGACCGGCTACGGGATCAGTGGATCCGAAAGGGCCTGATCGACTAGGGGCAGGCGCTGTCCATCTGCGACAGCAGCACCTGACCGCTCATCAGAGACTGGTCGCCGCCGTCTGCCAGCAAGGCCCGCGCATGCTCAGCGCGGGCCTTCTTCGTGCCGTCACAGATCGCGGCGCCGCTCCCGATCGGCATAAAGCTGCAGCCACTCGCGAGCAGCAGCAGGGTCGTCGCCATGTATCTCTGCATCATCGATGGCCTCCCGTGTGTCCTGATACGCCTCCAGATCCTCTGTGCGGGCTCGTGAGGCCTCGTCCTGCCTGCCCTGCAGGTAGGCCCATGCAACGGCGCCTGCGGCTGCCAGCGCCGCCCACAGCCACAGGCGCAGTCGACGGGTCATTTGCGCTTGCCTCCGCCCTTGGGCTTCTTCTTGCCGTACATCAGATCACCCCCTCTCAGGTCACCCAGCCACGCTTCTTGGCCGTGGCGTAGGCTGCTTCGGTTACTGCACCGACCGTGGCTGCCGCCACAATCACGACGTCCGGGTCGCCAGCCAGTGCGCTGCCTGCCTCCAACCCGATGACCGCGCCGACGATATAGCGCAGCGTGATGCGAATGATGGGACCTGTCATGCCGGACCTCCTTGCCCTAACCCCAGCCGCCGGAACAGTCCGGTCAGCGCGTCAGCCACAGGGTTGCCAACCTGCGGCTTGTCCCGAGCATACCACGTCGGGACGTCAAATGCAGGACATCCCTTGCCGGGGTCGGCCTCGTTGTGGCCAATCACCTTCATCTGGCGGCCCGCGAGCTGCTGAATTTCGCGGATAGCTTCGCGCAGGGCGCGGTCCTGCTCCGGCGTGAAGTGGTCTTCGAAGCGGTCAGTCCGCAGGCCCCACCGAAGATCCGGCCAGCGACCGCCGACCAAGGCGAGGTGGATGCAGTTTCTGTTCCAGCCGCGCGCGCCAGCGCCGGTCTCTTCCCACACGTCGCCGTCTCGGTCGAGGTCACGCCCCTTTGCGCTGTCGCCCCGGTAGCTGAACACCATCGCGTAGGCGATGTCAGACCACCCTCGGTCCCGCGTATGCCACAGCCTGACCTCGGCGACCGCCTGCGCGGCGCTCTTGGTTTCGCCCCAGCTCGGCGGCGTGCCGAGGCAGTGGATCATGATCGTGTCTTTGTGCGCCGGTATCATGTATCAGCTCCCTTTGTGGTTCTCGATCAAGCGGTCGAGCTTTCCGTCCAGCGACTCTAGGCGGGCGATCACCCGGTTGATGTCGGCATGGACCTCGGCCTTGGTGACGTATTCCTTGGCAATCTCTTCCCGCGTCCGGTTCAGCAGGATGTTTAGGCGCTTTACTTCCTCGACATAGGCGCGGATGATCCAACCGAACAGGCCGAGGGCGAACGTCAAAACGCCGCTCCACAGTACCGACAGCTCCATCATTTCGACCTCTCAGATTTGTAGCCCGACGCATAAGCCGCCCGGGCTTGGGCCTCTGCCTGCTTCTTCGTGGGGTAGACCTTGCCGCCCTTTCCCCACTGCCACCCGCCCTTGACCCTACGCACCGGCATTTTTCTGCATCCATCAGGCTATCTGTTGTATTCAGGGGTCATGGCCAATGCTTGTCATCTGCAAAGTCTGCGGGGATCGGGTCCGCATCGATAAGCGCCCAAGCCGCCGCTCGCACAGAGGCCAGCCAATCCACGCCCGACATAAACAGCGACCTCACCTGCTCAGGTGTTAGCGCGTGCGTTGCGCCCGCCCGGTCCCGAAATGGGAACATCGCTTCCGGGTTACCGGCTGCGGTAGCGATCTGCGCCGCCTGCGCTAGAGATGTCAGGTCCGCCTGCACGACAGGCGACCCGCTCACGGGAATGTCGCCGATGCCGGGCACGTTGATCGTGGTGCCCTCGTTGATACGCCGGTCGCGCTCTGCGATGACATCCGTCGCCGTCGCGGGCGCGGCGATTGGCGCAGGCGCTGCCCATCCCTCGCCGTCGCGTGTAAAGCCGACAAAAACGTCATCCGCGACTTCTTCCCACCCATCGACAGGAGCGTAAGAAACGGTAACCACCGTGTTGTTTTGGATTTCCGCGTATCTCATGACGCCACCTTTTTGATGATGCACTGAGCGTAAATTTCCGTCCCTATGCTTAAGGCAAGGCCAAGGCCATAGGTTGCATTTGCAGCGGAATGATATTGCTCAAGGCGCACGTCTGTTTCTCCAGATAGGGTAAACCGCATGAAGCCCGGCGTTTGATTATCCAAGTTGCCCGACGACGTGCGGGAAACGCCAAGCCCCTCAGCCAAAGACGCCGTATTGTCGATGTCATACATGCGGAGTTTATGCTGGGGAGCGGCCCCATTTGCAGCTAATGCCTGCACTTCATAAGTCCCTGCGGGCAGCGTGATCGTGCCAGTGGAAAATGACGCCCCAGTGATGCCGTTATGAACCAGTGTATTCAACCGCGTGTTCCAACCCACACTGGATGCACCGCCATTTGTCCCCGAGGTTTGTTCCTCGGTCAGGAACATTGTTTCGGCGCCGCCAAGCCCACCCCACGCGGTGCCGCTCCAGCCTTCAAAGGCTGCGTCGTCCTCGTTGTACCTTAACGCGGCGATCCCAGCCCCCGGGCTGCCGCGCTCTGCCGTCGTGCCGCGCGGGATGCCGAGGTAGCTCGAGACCGTGAACTCCCACACCCCGCTCGCAGTCCAGTCGCCAATCAGGGCGCCGCCTGTGCCGACTGTCAGTGCTTGGATGTCGGCGCTGATGGGGGCGAGGATTTGAATGTCCGCGCTGTCGCCAGCCACGGTGCTGACGTCGGCGCTGATACCAGCGACCGTGCCGATCTCAGTAGCTATGCCCGCGACCGTGCCGATGTCTGCTGCGTCACCGGCAACAGCGGTCACGTCAGCGCTGATGCCTTCTC